AAATATTAAACAATCTCCAATTGATAATTGAACATTTTTTTTATTAAATTTAAATGTTGTTCCACCACCAGTAAATTTATTATTTAAAGCAATTACAAAACTAAATTCACTACCATCCTCATGATAAGCTAATTCTGTTTGTCCTCCTGTATTATATTTAACAATAAATATTTCATTTATTCCTAAATCATTTTTATTTATATTATATAATTTTGAGATTTCAGTAAAAATAGTTGAACTTACTATTTTATATATATCATTGTATATAGACCATTTTTTAGTAATTTGATTATCTACTGTTGGATAATCTTCATGTCTTTTCTTTTTCCATTTATATTTTGAAGCATAAATTTCAGATTCTTTAATTATATAATTACAATAATTTTTTGAAAAAAGATTTTTAATTATTTTATAATTTTTATTATCTTTATCTTTATATAATCTTTTACATAATTTATCTTTTTCTTTATTATAATTTTTAACTTTATTTTTTTTTATTAAACATATCAATATTATAAAAATAATAATTAATTTTATTAAATACATAATAAAATTATAATATATAAAAATTATTTTTGTTTATTTGTAAATCTTTTAACACACCATCTTTCTAACCACCAATTAAATATTTCTTTTGATGTTGATAATTTATATTTTTTATTAAAAGTATCTGGTATAATATTTGTTGTATTATTAAGATAATCTTTTGAATCATAACAAGTATAACCAAAATATATTCCTTTTTTGTTAGATTTTAAAAATTCATCTTTTGAAATTTCTAATTTATCAAATGCATTTTGAATAATTATAAATTTTTTTTTACTTGGATACTCTAAACCATAATTTGTTTTTAAATAATTACTACATAATTTAACTATATCTGTTGATATATCTTTAACACTATTACCTTTTGTATAACCTATCATTTTTAAACATTTTAATCTATCATATTGTATTGACTTTCCATATAATGAAGTTGTTTCAATTGCCAATAAATCATCATCATATTTATCTTTATAAAATACAATTAATTCTTTTGAAAATGCTAATGAAGCTAATAACTTTCCTCCATTACAATTGAAACCAAATGGTTGTAAAGGAACACAAGTTGATAAATTTATAATATTATTTAATTTTTTAAATTTTTCGCTATTAGACCATCCAATATAATTTTCTCTATCTTCACAACTTTGAACACTACTACTTAAACTCATTATACCTAAATATTTATTTGTATTATTATCTTTAACCAATATATATATTTGTCTTCCAATTAATTTAGAATTTTTTAATTTTTTTAAACTTGAAACAGTTCTTCTATAATAATTCCAAATATCTTTTAATTCTTTATTATTACATATTTCTAATTTAATTGATATATTTTTAATTTCATCAAACGTTTTTGGATTAAAAACTAAATTTTCATAAAATTCTTTATCTTTTAAAAATTTTTCGTGTTCTAAAACTTTTACTTTTGATAATTGTAATATTTTTTCTTTTATTGTTAATTCATTATATGGAATTTTATTTATTTTATAATTATAAATATCTTTTAAGTGTTTAAAAAATTCATCTTTTGTTAAAGTATTTTTCATTATATTACAAGTTTTACAACAAGGAACAATATTACCAATTATATAACCAATTGAGGAATTTAATCTGTCTATTCCATTACATCCATTTTCAAATTTATTATTACAATAATGACAATTTTTTTCAATAATTGAAATATATAATTCTTTTGATATTTCAACACTTTTATCTTTTTTTTCTGCATAATGTTTAAAAGCACTAAATATATTTCTATTTCCATTTTTAAATAATTTTGAATATTTTTCATTAGATATTTTATCAATCAATAAATTAATGGATAATAAATATTCAACCATTTTTAAAAAATCATCAACTGAATATGTTAATTTCATATAATTACAATCTTTACAACAAGACACACAATTATTTTCTGTATAAGCATTATTTGAATCAATTCTATCTATACCATTAAATTTAATTAATTTATTACAATAATTACATTTAGATTTAATTAATTTAAATACTTTTTCATCAGTTAAATTCCATTCAATATTTCTGTCTTTTGCCCCTTTTTTAATATAACTTAATTTTTTTTTTAATTCATCTCGAGAATTACGATTAGACTCACTTTTACAATAAGTATTATAACATTTTAAACATTTGTTATTTTTTGAATTATTTGGATTAATAATATCATTGCAATTTTCACACATTATTTTATCATTATTTTTTTTATTAAATTCCTTTGCTTTTTCCACTTTTTTATTATGGCGTTTATTATCCATTTCACAATTTTTAATTCTACATTTTATACAAGCTGAATATGTATCTTCATCAACAATTTCAAAACATCCTCTAATCCAATTTTTACAAACTTTATTTCCACCATCTGATAATTTTTTCCATTTTTTATATGTTTGATGATTTTTACAATATTCATCATCTTTTAATGCTTTAAATTTACAAGGTGTTCCATCTGGTTTTTTTCCAATACAAATATTATTATTTTCTTTATTTTTTTCTTTATTTTTTTCTCTATTAATTTTTCCTCTTTCTTTACATTTATCACAAATTTTTATATTAATAATATTCATTCCAATTGGATTTTTACAATCAGAACAAAATGTTATATTTGGAACATCTTCTGGTTTATAAATATCTTCATAACAAGAATGCCTTTTACAATAATTATTACCTATTTTTTTCCAAGGACAAGGTTCCTTTTTTTTATTTATCCAACCACATTTGTTTTCCATATTATGTATTATAGTGTTTTTATAATAATGTATTATAAATAATTTTTTATATTATTTTCAATTTTTATTTAAAATATTTTAAATAAATAAAAAATATTAAATAAAGGTTCTATGGATGTAATTCATATGAAATAAGTTAATTTTAATTAATTTAATTAAAAATAAGTTTTAAAAAATATAATATATATATTGTTTTTATTATTCTGCTTAATTTGAATACGCAAGTCCTCCCATACCACTCATAATTCTCAACACATTATAATTAGTGCAGTAAATGAAAGCTTGAGAAGTATTTCCAACAATGCTCAAAGGAGGGGGAGTTCTGGAAGGATCAGCATAGGGGATTTCTCTGTAAAGACCCATACTGAGAACAGTGTTGTCAATTCTTGAAAGATTGGCAGTTCCAGAAGGTTGATGTTGTTCGGGGTGAAGAGCAAAGGAGAAGACATTGACACCATTAGCAGGAGTAGAGGTGTGGTAGTTGTAAGTTTGGATAAGATTGAAGTAAGCACCTTCTCTGGGTTGGAATCTATCTTGACCGTTAAGTTGAATAACAGCTTCAACAACAGGGTTGTATTGGTTGTTAATCAAAAGACCAGAAACAGTTTGGAGACAAGCCCAAATATCCATAGGAGAACCAAGACCATTACCAGCAACAGTTGTAAATCTGTTATCAACCCAATCAGCAACAGGAACAGAAACATCTCTTACAGTAATATCATGATCAACAGGTCTAACTTGGTAAGTAAGAGAAGCAGGAACAGGAGCACCGGTTTCATCAATTTGAGTATAAAACACAACAATGTTAAATCTGGTAACATAATCACCAAGATTGTATTCAGGTCTATCGGGATTGGTAAGAACATTTCTTCTGAAAAGAAAAGTTCCATTAGCATCCGCTTGTAAAAGTTCAGCCATATCTTTGGGTGTAACACCTGCACCATCATCAACACCTGCACCAGGAACATATGTAAATACAACATACTTAGAAGCATTTCTGGTATTAGAAGTAACAGTATGGGGTGTATTCCAGACATTATAATCAACACTAGCAATATCAACAACAACATCACTAACATCTCCAGAATCACCAACAGCAACTTCACCAGCAAGAACATTGTTAGCAGCATATCTAAGAGCCTTTTCCCATCCGTTAGATTCTAAAGAAGCTTCACGGTTGGAGTAGCAAAGGAAGGGGGAGTTTTTGCTCCAGTAAGCACCAGAAACAATTCTCCAGATGAATTCCTTTGAAGGATGATTGAATTGAAGAGTAACTCTAAGAGGATTTTGGGTAACAGCTTGGGAACCAGTGAATTGAAGTTGAGTAATAAGGTATTCATGACCAATTTGAGCGAATCTTCTTCTTTCTTCAGTATCAATGTAAACATAGTCAACCAAGAGAGAACCATTGTTGAATACACCAACACCATTATTAAGTCTAGCAAGATTAACATTGTTGCTGTGAACAATAAGTCTTTCAAAGACATTAAATTGGAACCAAAGTCTAACTTCATGATATTGAAGAGCAATAAGAGGAAGAGCAAGACCAGTGTTAGTGTTGCACCAGAACATAAGAGGGACGAAAAGGATGTAGTCTTGAGTTAAGTATCCAGTAGAATCAGGAGATCTTAAAGCAGTTAATTCATCAACATCACCAATTAAAGCACGGTAAGCGTTGTTGTTATTAACATCCTTAGTAAGGTCATGCCAAGTGCTCATCCAATGTCCCCATTGCTTGTCAATTTGAGTTCCACCAATTTCAAATCTGATTGAATCAATTAAGAAATTACCAACTTCTCTGACATAAGCAAACAAGTAAGCTTCTCTATCTAAAGCGGAAACACCTGAAAGTTGGTTCATAAGAAGTCTATTTAATTGAACTCTTAAGAACATTTTAGTGACTAAATCACCATTTCTAGTAATAAGAACATTGGCTTCCTTTCCAAAATCAGCATTGCCGTTGAAAGTCAAATTGACAGTTTCAATAGCAAAGTTGGTATGTCTTCTATATACTACCTTGAAAAAGGTAATTTCAGGATTTCCAGTTAAATAAGTGTCTTGAGCACCATAAGCTACTAATTGCATTAAACCACCAGACATTAGTTATATAAATTAGAATTAGAAAATAATTTTTGAAAAAATAAATATATTATAGATTTTTATATTTGGTTTAAAATTTTAATAAGAATTTTTAAATTCATTTATAAATATTATTAATTAAAATTAAAAAAATAAATTTTCAATTAACACTATTTGTTATTTCATATAAAAACAGCACATTTAAAATAATTATTTCTTATATATTTTAAAATAAATTTTGTTGTTTATAAGAATTATTATTATAAAGAGTAAAAAACTTAATAAAATATTTTTATATTTAATTTATGTCAAATTTCAAAACAAAAGACACTAAAAATAAATATAAAGAAGAAATAACTTCACTTGATTATTCTCATACAAATTTTATCAATAATATGACTAAAAAAAGAAACACAAATGAAAAAAAATTAAATAATATTGATAAATTAAAACAAAAATTAGAAAATCATGATAAAAATAATATTCAAAATAAAAATTATTTAGAAGAAAGAATTAAAATTTTAGATGAAATAGAAATTATTAAATATAATAATGAAAATAATAATTATAATGAATTAGATTATTATTTTAAAACAAATAATATTTTAACGGATTATTATAGTTTAGATGATAAATTTAATGATAATATTCCAGATATTTTAGATGAAAATAGTAATATTGAAAAAATAGTTTCAAAAAAATGCATTGATAAATTAGATATATTGAATAATATTTCAAAAAAAAATAAAAAAAATAAAAAAGTAAAAAATAAAACTAAAAATATTTCTTATTCAAAAAATATTTTTAATTTTATAGAAAATGATTCAGAAAATTCAAGTAATAAATCTAATAAAAAGAAAGTTAGTAAATCATCTTTATTTGAAGATTATAATTTTATATTAAATAATAAAAGTAAAAAAATTGGAGATATTTGTATTAATTGTAATTCAAATGATTTAAGTGTTACAAATTCAGGAATTTATGTGTGTAATAATTGTAATGAAATAGATAATTTTAAACCAGAAGTTGATGATAGTAATTATGATGAAAGTAGAATTAAAAAACCTAAATTACCATATGAAAAAAAAAATCATTTTTCAGATTGGTTAACACATTTTCAAGCAAGAGAAACTACAAATATACCAATTGATATTATTGAAAATATACAAAAAGAAATAAATAAATATAAATATACTGAGGAAGAAATTAAAACAATTAGTGATGTTAAAATTAAAAAAATACTAAAAAAATTAAAATATAATATTTATTATAAAAATTTATCATTTATAAGAACAAAAATAACCGGTGTTTATCCTCCATCTTTTAGTAAAAACGAAGAAGAAATACTAAAAGATATGTTTAAAATTATTGAAGAACCTTTTTATAAACATAAGCCAAAAAAAAGAAAGAATTTTTTGTCGTATTCGTATATTTTATATAAATTTTGTGAAAAATTAAAATATGATGCTAAAAAAAATAAAGATTTAGATAAATGTAAAAGATATTCAAAATACACAAAACAATTAATATTATTAAAAAGAAAAAATTTAAGAGAACAAGATATTACATGGAAAAAAATATGTGAAGAAATTGGATGGGATTATTATCCAAGTTTATAATTTTATAAATATATAATTTTTTTATAAAATAATATTATGAAATTTAATAATACATATATTAATATAAACAACTCATTAAAATTTATTTTATTTATTATAACACTTTATATATTTTTAATGATTATGTTACCTTGTTATAATAATAAAAAAATAAATGAAAATTCTTTAATATTATCTATCTGTGCTTTTGTGTCAATGTTATACTATATATTAGATTCATATTATCCAAATTGTGTTTTTTATTAATAATTTATAAATATACTTAAAGATAAAATATTTAATAATTATTATTAAAATGAATAAAGAATTAAAAGCGGAACACCTTGATATTAATAAATCATTTGTTAAAAATGTCAAATATCAACGGTTTTATACTTGTTCTATGTTAGCACCCAATTGTTTTCCTATGTCTAAAAGAGATAGTGTTAAAAATCAAGAAATTTATGGTTTTAAATTACATGGAGTTTATGAAGATGAAAAAGATCAGGAAGAACATTCAGACAAAGTTAGAAATATTGTTAAAAATTATGAAGTGTTTGGAGATAAAATTGGTGAATTAATTGAATTTGATGTTGATATTGCAGATACTGACAGGAATAGTAAAATTGTGTATAAGGAGGAGGAACAAAATGAGATTAATAATAGACAATATAAGCAGGAAATTTGCAAAACATATAAGGATAATAAGGATGAATTAAATTTTGCTGAGATTTTAAGTCAAAATCCAATTGAAAATAATTTGGATATTAATGAGAATTATTTTTCACAAAAAGAGCAAACTTTTGTATGGAGTATTAATGAAGCCAAATTTGCTTGTGTTAGTTTTTACACTCCTGAAATGATTCCTAATGTTCCTGATAAATTTAAGAATAAAAAAATTGCGGGTCATATTGTTCATGGGTTTTTTGATAAAGTAAAAGATGCTCAAACCTATGCTTATAGTCAAAGAAAAAAATACCCAATGATTTTTATTATGCAAGTGGGTAATTGGTGTGCATTTGATGTTAATTTAGTTAATAATTCTAATCCTGACCCTCAATTACCAGTTATTAGAACTCAAAAATTGAATGATTTTATGAAACTGTATTTGGATTCTTTGGAGCAAACCGCATTGGAAGAAAAGGAGAGAAAGGATAAGTATTTGAAGGAGGCTAATGTAGTAACTGAAGAATATAAACATTTGAAGAATAATGAAATTAAAGTAGATGATAAAAAAACGGTTGATGAAACTAATAATGATGATAATATTACATTAGATAATAATAATTTTAATACTGAAATGGATATTAATAAAAAGTTGGATGAAATTAAGGAAAGGAGAGAACAATTAGAACATAGAGTAAATAATAATCAAAATATTAGTATGGAAGAAATGGAAAGTAAATTTAATAGAATGAAAGAGTTGTATGAGAAATTAAATAATTAATTTTTTTTTATTGTTAATAATTATATAATTATGTATTTATTAAAAGGTTTTTCATTAATATTTTTAATAATTGGTATAGTATTATTAGTTGTGTATTTTATAACAATGAAAACAGTATCTAATGTAGAACAAAAGGTAGTATATAGATATATACCAAGAACATTAGAGGAAGAAATGGAAACACCAATATATATATCAGAAATTTTTAAAACAATGTTTTCACAACCATCAACTTGGATAGATTCAACAGATGATGATGCTATAAGACGAAAAGAAAATATGAATAAATATTTTATATCTCAAATGTAATAATATTTAATTCATTGTGAATATAGATGATTTTTTTCTCCATTCTTTATCATAATTACTTGAATGATAATTTTTTAACTGTTCACAACCAATCATACCAACTTTTGTATCTGAAGCTTTAAACCAAAAAACTTTTTCTTTGAATGGTTTATCCGCTGCTACATTTGCAATAACCATTGATTGATGATCTACTGTTAATTGTTTAAAAACAGTTCTAAATTCTTTCACATTTTTAAACATACCCGCATAATTATCATATAATTTTTTCATATGATTTTCAATATCTGTTGCTAATAAAAAGAAATAATCAAAATTACTTCTTAAATCTGGTTGAATACCTAATGGTGTTTGCATTGTCAACATAAATAATATTTTATAATGACGACCATTATACATTAATTCATACATCAATGGATCTTTAGACCATTCACCCTTGTCAGATAAACAATCATCCATTAATAAAAACGCACTTGGATTTATTGTTATGGCATGTTTTTTTTTGTTATTATATTTTTCTATCATTTTTTCTTGTCTTGAAAATAATTTTTCTAATATTCTACTTTCAAATTTATAATATATAAATGAATCTGGAAAAAATTCTGAGTAAAAAGGTTCTTGTAATTTCTCTGACTTTGATATAACAATCCCAACCGGGATTTTGCTTTTATAATGTCTTAATATATCTCTACATACCCAAGATTTTCCACTTCTTCTTTTAGCTATTAAAATTATAGCTGGATGTGATGCCATCATTTCTAATTCAAATTTATATATAGCTAATTTTTTACCATTTACAACAACATATTTAAGCTCACTCATTAAATTTATAATTATCTTATAAATTTATATATCAAAAAAAATTGCAAAATTATTATTTTACAAAAATATCATCTAAACTATTATTATTTACAATTTTATATTTTTTATTATTTATCATCAATCCATCATCTATCATTGAAAAATAACATAATATAATTAATAAAACTATAGCAGTCCATAATAATGTTTTACTATAATCACCATAAAAACAATTATTACTCATTAATTTATTAAAATGAAATATCACATACATTACCACAAAAATTATTAATGCTGAAACTAATAAATTTTCTTTTACCCATACTGACAAGCTATTCATTTATATATAATTATACTATAAATATTTTTATTTTACCATTTTTTCAAAATACTCTGACATATCCTTATCTTCTGAAGCTCTTATTGATTTTACATAATTTGTTTCTAAATTTGATACTGTATTTATATCATTTATATTATTTACAATAACATTATCATTATCATATTCATCTATATTTTCTTCCGCATTTTCATTGGACACTTCATTGAACTCTTTATTATTATCTTTAATAGATACTTCATTATTACTTTCATAATTATTTTTATTTGATACTTCACTATTATTTTTATTTGATACTTCATTATTATTTTCATTATTACTTTCATAATTATCATTACTTGTTTCTTGATTATTAAGTATATCAACATTTTGATGTTTATTAACATTATTAATAAAAGATGAATTATTACCTCCAACAGTATTTTGTGTATTTAAATTAATATTATTTTCTTCAATAACATCCTTAACTAATTTTTTGATTTTATTAATTTCATCTTGTTTAGATATTTTAACATTTAGTTTTAGATAATCTTTAATTATATCATTATAATCAGGTATTGATTTTTTAATAGAATTCATAATGCAAATTTTAATTATATCATTTATTTCATTTCTTTTTATTTTTTTTAAAAAATAATCATAATTATTCTCACAAAAATAAAATGTTTCTAAAAAGCAAGTATGAATAAATGACACAATATCCATTTTTTTATAAAAGTCATTATTTAAATATTTGTCATCTAAAAAGCTTTCATCTGTGTTAGGGTTGTATGAAATAAACAATAAATAACTTTTAAAACAAGCTCTAATTAAATTATCAAAATAATCACTTGTCTTAGTTTCAAGTTTTATTCTATTATATTCTTCAGAAATTTGTTGATTATTCCATCTATATATTTTTTCAATATACATTCTAAAAATATCTAATTTTAATTTATTAAATAATCTATCTTTTTCATCATTAGTTAAATTATTAATATTGATATTTTGTAATTTAAACATTTTAATAATTTTTTTATCTTTTTTATTTGAAATAAAATTTGTTTTCAAATTATTAAATATATTAATTGAATGTGTATGAACTTCTAAAACACTATTTGATAATTGTGGAGATATAATTGAGATTAAATAATTAATTAAATCATTTTTTGTTTCATTTAAATATACAAAATTCATTACTATTTAATATTAATAAATAGTTAAATTATTTTAAATGTTTTTCCGCCATTTTATAAATTTTTAATGAATAGTAATTTTTATAACTTTTATTTATTAAATTTAAGTTTATTTTATTTTTTATAAGATTATTCAATTTTTTAAAATTAAAAAAAAATAGCAATATAAAATATATATTTTTACAAAATTTTTTATGATACGATAGTTCAAAAATATTATTTAAAAATTCTACATAATAGTTTAAATTAAATTTTATATTTGTATTATTAAGTAATATTTTTTTTAATATTATATAATAATTTAATTCATTTTTATAATTAAATAAATTAGATTTAATAATATTAAAAATATTGATGTTTAATAAATAATTATTTAAGATATTTATAAAATATATATCTTTATTTTTAATAATAATATTTATAGCTTTATTTATTTTAAATAATCTAATTAATGGATAATTAAGCAATTTGATATATTCAATATATAAATCAATAAAATTTTTATTGGATATTATATTTTTTTGATTATTATCATTTATATTTTCATTAAAATTTAATAAACAAATTTCATTAAAATATTTATGTAAATTATTATATTCTAATTTACAATACATAAAAATAATATTTATTAAAATATTAATTTTTTAACTTAAACATATTTATAAAATCAACATTAAAATATTTGAATAATTTTTTCAAATAATAATTATTTATCAATGAATATTTTGCATATATTTTATCAGATAATTTATTTTTAACTTTATTAAAACATATCATTTTTTGTTTTACTAAAAATTTTAATATAAAATATATATTTCGTGTATAATTATTATTACAGTCAATATTTTTTAATAATTCATTTAAGATATTATTATTAATCTTTGTTTTATCTGATAAATTAAATGATTTTAATAATTGTATATAGTTTATAACATTACAATTCCCAAATATTAATAATTTATTTATTTTTTTTTTGTATTTTTTTAGTAAATATGATTTATTATATTCAATATTTGTGAATTTTTTATTTTTTAATTCGTAATTATTTATTTTTAAATCATTTAGCTCATATAATCTAAATAAAAAATAATATTTTGAAGAAAAATAAAAATGATTATATGACCAATTGTTAAATTCTAAAATACCATCATTATTTTTAATAAAATTAATTGTATCAATATATATATTAATAAAATTATTCATTTCTAATTTTTTTTCTATATAATCACATGGATCATTAGTAATTTTTAATTTTTTATTTTTAGTATCATTAAAAAATTCTTCAGTTTTTTTTATTAAATATGTAAAATTATATTTTAAAAACTTTAATTTAAAATAAAATGTTTCACCTTCAATTTTTTCATTATTATTTATTAATAAAATTTCATTTATGTATTTTTTATTCATAATATATTACATACTATAAAAATATATTTTAAATTATATTATTCAAGATGATATAATATTTTAACTTTTAACCATAAAAATATATTATTTAAGTGAAATATTATAAAATTAATAAAAAAATAAAAACTTATTTAAGCAATTGTAGTATTACCACCTCTTGCTGAATAGAATGACGCATCTTGAGGTGTCATACAAACACAACCTAAACCATCCTTAAAATTCATACCACTATAACTATTCGCAACATATTTATCAGCATATTCACAAGCCTTTTCAGGGTCCATATTATCTTCACCACCACTTGGGTTTCTATAAACAGCAGGACAACAATATTTAGAAACAGGCATATTTGAAATATCATATTTTGCTAAATCACCTGTGGGGTCAAGCATATACATATTTTGAAATTGATTTCTTAATTGTTCGTTAGAAAGTTTGTTTTGTTCTGTATTAATATCATAATCATTTGTATCTTCTTTAGTCCATTTATAACCATCATTGGTATAAGTATCTTTATTAGAATTCATAGAATAACCATCATTATTGGAAGATGGTGAAGTGTTAGGTAATGGTGATGTTAAAAGTTGTCTTGGAGATACTGCACCAAATTCCATAGCATTTGCAATACCATTTTTATTAGTCATTACAAAATTTCCTGTATTTTGAAAACCTTCTCTTGGAGATACATAATCACAAATTCTTTTTCTTGAAAGCCAAACAATGACGACAATTAAAATAATACAAATAATAATTTCTTGATAATTAACCATATTATATATTATTATGTATATAATTTTTATTTAATCAAAAATAAATCTATACTTAATATAATTATCTTTTTTTATTATTTATAATTTTATATTTTTTTTTTATATTTTCAGTATTAAAATAACCTCCTTCTTGAATATTTTTAAAAAATGTAAAATTAATGTTTTC